TTAATATTTATACGTATCCTTGCTTGTACAGCTACACCAGATGGAACACTTAATGTGAGCGTGGCATTCGATGGGCCTGCAATTGCATTAGCATCGACAACTCGAACGAGCCATGTAAACCAGTCACAACGCTGTACAAAGGCTATTATATTAGCAGACGAGTCCGTAAGGATAGATCCAATACGTCGTTGACAGTCATAGCCGCTTTGAAGTACCGGGTTGTTTGGGTCGAGGCTAAACAATACCTCAACAGTGCCGTTATCGGTACGCTTGATAACCCAAACATGATACCAAGTATTCGCTGCTACTGATCCAGTATCTAGCCCAGTCTGTCCATCACCTTCTGCCCAAGGTCCATTAATGTATTTTGAGAACGTAGACAGGAAGATTATATCAGAATCATCGGCCTCGCCGCGACATGATCCTACTGATATATCAATTCCATGATCTGCATCGCCTATGTTGTTCGCCATTATTAGTCCGTCGATGTAGTTACGAGGCATCGAGACGCCAGCACTTTCGTCTTGATATGGCCAGAATATCCATCCTTCTGAATCGCCTGAAAACATAAGTGTTACTGACATATTGTTAATATCACTTATTAAGTCTTCTGATAGTCCTTGAATGTTCTTACCGTTTCCAGCAACGATTAGGTTATTGTCTGCGAAGTACCCTTCTGCGTCCGCGAATGCGACGAGTGTTCCAACGATTGGGCTTGATGGAAGAGTTAATGTCCATGATCCGCCAGATGTATCAGCATTAACTCCATCGTTCGGAGATGCGGTATAATTACTGTTCTTGGATATCCATGCAATTCCAGTTCCGTTTAGTCCTGATGGTCCAGTGATATTATTTCCAGTTGGTCCGGTAGCGAAACCAGAAGATCCTGTTGGTCCAGAGGGACCTGTAGGCCCAGTTGGAGCCTCTCCAGATGGACTTCCACCTGTTGGTCCTGTCGCTGCATTTGGTCCAGTCGGTCCGGTTTGTCCGGTTGGTCCGATTTGTCCAGTCGGGCCTGTTACAATACTCGTTGCGCCTATTGGTCCACTGTCTCCAGTTGGTCCAGTCCCCCCAGTAGGACCAGTCACTGCTGATCCTGCACCTGTTGGTCCAGTTCCACCAGTTGGGCCAGTACGTACGCCAGTTGGGCCTGTCATTATTGAGACAGCACCCGTTGGGCCAGTCGCACCTGTTGGACCAGTTCTTCCAGTTGGACCTGTGACTAAAGACGGTGGACCTGTTATTTCTGATGTGACTCCAGTCGGACCAGTTTTTCCAGTAGGTCCAGTTACTGCTGAGGTGGCTCCAGTCGGGCCAGTTGCACCAGTTGGACCTGTTCTTAGTGAATTTGGTCCAGTTGGTCCTGGTCCAGTTGGTCCTGTTGTGCCAGTTGGTCCTGTTGTGCCGGTTGGTCCTGCTGTGCCAGTTGGGCCTGTTACTGTTGATTTAGCACCAGTCGGACCACTTTTACCAGTTGGTCCTGTGCATGTTTGTGCTGCGCCGGTAACGGTAGAATTTGCTCCTGTTGGTCCTGATGCTCCTGTTGGCCCTGTTCTTACATTGGCAACTCCTGTTGCTCCTGTTGCTCCTGTTGGTCCTGTTCCACCAGTTGGACCAGTTACTATTGATTTTATGCCAGTTGGCCCAGCACCAGTTGGACCAGTAGCTCCAGTAGCTCCAGTCGGTCCTGTGCCGCCTGTGCCGCCTGTGCCGCCTGTCGGTCCTGTTGCCCCTGTTGGACCTGTTACTTCTGAGGTAGCTCCAGTCGGTCCTGTTGGTCCTGTTGGTCCTGTTATTTCTGATATTACTCCTGTTGGACCATTATTTCCAGTTGGCCCAGTTGCCCCTGTTGGACCTGTAGCATCCCATTGTGGACCAGTCGGACCAGTAATTTCTCCTAATGGTCCTGTTGGGCCAGTAGTAATAGAAATTGGACCTGTTGGACCGGTTGCTCCTGTCGGGCCTGTGATTGTAGCGCCAGTCATTGCATTGACTGGACCTGTAGGGCCTGTAATAAAAGAATCAGCGCCTGTAGGACCAGTGGTTAAAGAATCTGCTCCAGTTGGTCCAGTAGTTAAAGAATCAGCCCCTGTAGGACCAGTAGTTAAAGAATCTGCTCCAGTTGGACCAGTTTCACCGATAATCCCCGTAGGACCCGTTGTCAGACTATCAGCGCCTGTAGGACCAGTGGTTAAAGAATCTGCTCCAGTTGGTCCAGTAGTTAAAGAATCAGCCCCTGTAGGACCAGTAGTTAAAGAATCAGCGCCAGTCGGTCCTGTAACTATTGAATCAGCCCCAGTAGGACCAGTCTCACCGATAATACCAGTAGGACCAGTTGTTATCGACTGAGCACCTGTTGGTCCAGTTTCACCGACAATACCTGTCGGACCAGTCGTCAAACTATCAGCACCCGTAGGACCAGTCTCACCCTTAATACCAGTAGGACCCGTAATAATAGAATCAGCACCTGTAGGACCAGTTTGGATAGAACCAGTTGGCCCAGTAGTTATGGATTGAGAGCCAGTAGGTCCAGTTTGAATAGGACCAGTAGGGCCAGTTTGAATAGGACCAGTAGGGCCAGTTTGAATAGGACCAGTAGGACCAGTTTGAATAGGACCTGTAGGACCAGTCTGTACAGGACCAGTAGGACCAGTTTGAATAGGACCAGTAGGGCCAGTTTGGATAGGACCAGTAGGACCAGTAGTTACCGACTGAGCCCCAGTAGGACCAGTCTGAACAGGACCAGTAGGACCAGTTTCACCAGGACCAGTAGGACCAGTAGGACCAGGTCCTGTCGGACCTATAGGGCCTGTCGAACCACCTCCACCTCCACCACCGCCTACGCAATTATCAATAAGTTTATTGATAGTAGTGATAAGTTTATTCTTAGTTCGCGACGATATGACGCCGTGAATATCATTCTGCGTAAGATGAGGAGGACAATTACCCATTCTAAAATAAATTTGACAACTCAAAGATAATAAAGGGAGTCAGATATGATAGGAAAGATTGTTAGCCCAATAATAGGTGCCATAAACGAAAAGAAAGAGATTCATATTAAACCAAGTAAGAAGGGAAGTTTTACAACTTGGGCCAAGAAACAGGGTTTCAAATGTAAAGATGGCGTACCTATGGCAGCAATCAAGAAGGGATTAGCAAGCAACAATCCTTCTATAGTCAAGAAAGCCAATTTCGCAAAAAACGCTAGGAAATGGAATTAGTTAGGTAGTATTTGAACACAAATGACAGGGTCAGAAATTATCGGTAAATTAATAAATCTAGTATTCAAGGAACTTAAAGTTCCATACCAAGCATCAACTTGCTCACATCATTTCCTATACAAGAAGACTATCTTCTCCTTGAATTTTCAAACTATTACTCAGGCAAAACCAGATGGATTAAATTGCTTTTGGGTCGATAAATTGATCCCATATTATCCAGGAAGTGCCGGAGTTTATTGGGTAAGAAATAGTATGAATTTTTATCTTGCTGACCCAAATTGTTTCAAACAAGCAGCATCTTGGATAAAACGACACGCTCGCGTCAAACGCATCAAAATAAGTACAAAAACGAAAAGGCCCCAGGTGTCCTACCCTGGGGCCTTTATGACCACTAATGGATCGGATCGCATACATTCCATACTTGCCCCCACCAAGTACCCCTCCGCCAAGGCACCTGATTACAAGTCTTACCACAAAACTCATCAAGAGTCATAATTTTCCATCCTTTATTATACCGTCCAACCACAACACACGCAACCTATGTCCCATCCGGAAGCTTCGGACAACGAGAAAGAGAACACTTAACTCCAGTACTAAACTCACACGTACTGCAATCATCCCTTATTTTGACCGCCAAAAACTCCTGCGAAGAATCTCCAGCAGCACGCACACGAGCCTGAATAGGAACCAAATCCCACCCAGTTAGGTTAGCCATATGCCTATTCAAATGTAAAATTCTAACCGGAATATGATTAGTCACCTCAATCAACTTCCCAAGATCAACAGACGAATTAGAATCAATATACTCCTCAGAACCAAATGGAGGAGACGTAAACATAATATCAGCATTCGGTATACTAATATCAAAACAATCATTAGTTGAAATATCACAATCAAAACCAATAAATTTCGCCATATTATTCAACCCATCAACAGTCTTCCTACTCAAATCACAAGCAGTATACCTCAACCCCAAAGAAGCAGCAGCCAACATCCTACCACCCCACCCAGCAAATGGATCAAAGACAGACTTCCCTCCAAAATGCTTGAAAACAGCTTTCGCAAAGCCAGCATGAATTTGCGACGGAACACCAACACCAGCAAAAACAAATTCCCTAATAATCCTATCATAAGTAATAGATTTACCAGCCACCAAATTATTTAACGCACGTTCAAAAATATCACAATCCTTACCCCATACTTCACTCATTAATGATTTCCCTAAAGTCCTCACATCCCACAAATGTGGTTGAAAATGCCAAATCAACCTCTTACCTGCCCATGGTTTACCATCTGGTTTATGAGACCTCCAAATACCATCAATCAAATAATCATCTACCTCTAACCTCAAAATTTCATCATAATCATTCTTTAACTCATCAACAATAAAAGAAGGCGGTACAAAATCAGAAAATAACTTCCTTAGCTCTCTCTTTAATTTCCTTCTTTTCAAAAGGTCATAATTAGATATTGACTCATTATAATTAAATCCAGTAAATTCAGCTAATTTACTGTCTAAACAGTTCTCAAGAAAATCAACCAGATGTTCACAACTATATTCTCTCTTCGCAAGGTTAACCGCTTGACATACTAATTGTACATTACCCTTAATATGCCCCGATTTTGGATCGATCCTATCAATAGACAAAGAAAAAAGATTATTTCTATCATGCAACATCTTAACACCACTCAACGCACAATTACCATCTTGAATACCATACATTTGTTTTATATAATCAAAATCAAGGTCAAAACCACGACCATATTTCTTATCTGATGCCTTAGCATGCTTAATACACTTACAAATCCAAGTATCAATATTCTTAGTCTCAACCTTACTTTGATATTCCCTCTGTCTAGTCTTACAATATTCAGCATTACTATGGTAATACTTGTTATTCTTCTGCTTTATAATAGAATTATTCTTCTGATATGATAATCTCTTCTGCTCATTAATCTTATTCCTATTCCTCTTACGATATTCCTTCCTATTACTATTAACTATTAGATTATTCTTCCTATATTCTCTAAGTTTAGATGCTCTACATGATTTACAAACAGCACCGGTTTTAGGGAATTCAAATAATTCCTTATCTATTCCACAAACTTTACACTTTTTCATGTGCACTCCTTATTGGGTGTGTACTAATTATATTTGCTCACACCCAACAAGGTTTCAAATACGAAGAACCCCCAGACTAAGCTGGGGGTTCTTCATTTATGACAACTTGTTTCACTTACAGATTAGATACCGTGATCGTCCCGTAGTACAGACCACCATCTTCGATCAGCTTCTTACCGTATCTGGTCATGATGCCCTTATTCGGTGTGAAGCTGTTCGGGTCCAGCACAGTCGGAGTGCTCAGCAGCGGAATGTACGGAGCGTAGAAGTAACCCGAATCCAGAACCGAGTTACCCTTGAAGCCCAGGAGGATCTTGCAGTTCGGGAAGAGTGGATCCTTGAACAGCTTGATCTTGCCCTGGATCGTACCGGCAGAAGTAATGCCGATATCGATTCCGTCGTTGGCCAGTGCATCGCTACCACGGAAATCGTTCAGCTGTTCAAACTTGCTGGCGATATCCGCAGAAGTGACCATCCAGTTCGCAGGACCACGGAGCGTGGTTCGGTGGATGACGTTCGCTACTTCCAGGACCTTGTAGAGCAACGCGATGTTGCGGTCCGTGAAGTTGACCGAGGCACCTGCAGCGGTCGCGAAGTTATGGGTGGCGCGGATCGAGGCGGAAATGATCAAGTCATTGATGATTTCGCGGTCGATTTCGGCAACCATTTCGTCGGCCATCAGGTCGGTCAGCGTGCCTTCGGCGTCGATGTTGTGAACGGCCTTGAGGTCCTGAGCGGCTTCCAGGGACCAGCTGGTCTTCAGCTTGCGCGTCACAGCCGAAACCGAATCGCTGTCGATCGACAGGGTGATTTCGGGCTGGAACGGGTTGTTCTCAAGGTCGAACTCGTAATCAACGCGAGCAACCATGCCCGTGGCACTTCCGGCAGAGAGGGTGACTGTGACTTCGGCAGTGGTGCTGTCGAAGACGGTCGCGCCGGAGGTCGTCGTGTCAACTGTCAGAGACGGGCAGTCAGAAGCGGTGCCGTAGGCAACGAATTCCGGATTGCCGTCTGCATCAAACGTTATCTGCGCGCATGGTTCTGTATCTTCGCAGTTGTCCACGTCGCTGGCGTAGAGGTTTACGACCACTGTGCCGGCGAGTACTGGCTTGTGGAGAAGCGTGCCGCTGATAACCGCACCGCCGCCGGCGATTGTGAGGTCTTCACCCTTGACGGTCTGAGAGCTGTAGTACGGATCCAGCGCCCAACCATTCTGCCGAGCGAATTGCTGAGCAGTGTTCTGACGCATGATCTGCGTTCCGGCAACCGTCTGGCCCTTGCTGATGGCGTAACGATAGCGGATGTAGAAGATCAGGCTGGCCGGTGAACTCATGGGCTGGACGCCAACGAGGTTATCGGCAATCAGGCGCGGGTAGCTCTTCCGAATCATCGGGAGGGCAAAACGGGTGAAATCGGCGATGTCACCAGTCGTGGTCGCTTCCTCAAACAGGACACCGCCTTTTCTGCGGTTATCCATGAAGTTGTGCTGGTTTTCGAGGACCATCGCCATCAGGCCGTACTTGCTCGGTGGGACTTCCTTGCACTTGGCGAGGACTGGTGCCCAACGCTTCACCATCTGATTCCGCTTGGCTTCAAGAACCAGCTTGGCGTTTCGGACATCAGCCGAGTTGGCTGACGTTGTGTGATTCTTCATGTGAAATGTCTCCTAAAGGCTTATCACTCGTTAGCGAATGAAAGCGGGGTCTCCGTCCAACTGACTGGCAATCGCTTGGATGCCGGGGTCACCACCGGCAATGGTCCCTGTCGGGGCCGTCCGTTTCACGGTCTCGGTCATAACTTGGCGGGTAGTCGAAGGACGTACCCCCGCCCTGCGCAGCACACCCAGGTTGGTCTTCTGGGCAGGAGTCTTTGATTCAGTCACCGTCTGCTTGGCCATTAGCTTCTGAACCATGGCCGGTTTCTGAGTGAACTTCTCCTCTAGGAGGCGATTGCGTTCCAGAGCCTTG